TGAAATTGTTAGCACCTTGTGTAACTAAACATCTTTCTGATAACATGTGGATTTGCATTGCATCTAAAGCAGATGTAGCAGCTCCAACAGAACCAGTAACCCAAGTTTTCATTTTTCTATTGTCAGTTTGTGAAGCTCTGTATCTAACATGTAAAAATGGTCTCTTAAGGTTTTTACCTAATTGTTGGTCATAAACCGTAGAAGTTCCAGCAGGAACAATAATACCACGGATAGCAGCTGAACCAGCAGCAGAGTTAATACCACCTCTTGTAGCTTTGTCATTCAAGTATCTCATGTCAGACTTGTAGAAGTCATAAGAACCTCTTCTGAAACCAGAGAAACCTAAGTTTAAAGCCATATCTTCTTCGTTGTCGAATACTCCGTAAGAAGTACCTCCAGCTCCGTAAGAATTCATAGAAGCTAACATGTCATCCATTGCTAACGAAGTAGCTCTATTTACAAACATCATGTTTTCTTCAATAGCACCTTGAGAATCAAACTCAGCTAAAATAGCATCAAATTCAGCTAAATCAGTAGCAGCAGAAGTACCAGTGATACCAGAAGTAATATTACCTCTTGACTCAATAGCAGCGAATAAACCTTCAGTACCAGCACCGTTTAATCCAGCATCAGCAGCACCTCTAACTTGACTATCAGCACCAAAACCAATAACAGATGCAGCAGCAGTTTTCTCAGCTTCAAGCATAGTCATCTCTAAGTGATCGTTAAAACGAGCTCTTGTATCAGCTTCAGCTTTTAAGTACCATAAGTAACCAGCTTGACCATCTTCAGCAGCAACTTCAACCCAACCAACTCTAGAAACATCAGAACCTGATACTTCGTAGTAATCTTTCATAATGATTGGCTTGTTAGTAAACGTTTTGAAAGCAGGCTCGTTAGCTCCTCTTGAATCTGATTTATACGTACCAGTTTCATCAGCATAAGAAGATCCTTTACCAAACTCAGAACCTATAACTAATATAGTACAAGCAGCAGCAGATAAAGTTGATAAAGCAGCTGTAGCATAAGGCTCAACTGAAACAACGTTTGAGTTTGGAGTTTCAACAGCTAAAGCTTTAACTACAACACCAGCTTGTGCTATTAATAACATATCATTAACTCTAATACCGTGAACTCTACTAGCTGTAGCACCTACCGCAGTATCTCCATCGATATCTTTAAGAATTGTAATAGTACCATTTACATCTCCAGCTGGTTGAACTGTACCTGTATATGATAAGTGTAATCTTGATTGCTCAGACCAAACTACTTGGTCAGAAGTCATAGACTCTTCAGCTCCTACTTTTGAAAGAAATCCTGAAATAGTTCTCGGTCCGAAAACTTCAGCTTCTTGCTCCATAAGATCTGGTAAATATTGTTGTGCCCAGTCGTTACCTGCGCCTGTAAAATCTAGATAGTTTGTAGATAATGTTTGTTGCCTTGCAGCTGGAACACTATTTAAACTACCTCCTGCAGTAATTGCCATAATTTTAAATTTTTAATTTGTTATTTTTTGTTTTTAATTTTAAATTTGAAATCAGCAGAGTTATCACCTAAAGCTCTTACGGTTATACCACCAGCGCTTACAGTGCCGTGTGATTGTCTAGGACTCATATCTATGTTTTTAGCATTTTCAACACTATCTTTCATAGCATCAGCCTGGCCTTGTTCGTAAAAGTGTTTAGCGATAGCATCAGCATTCATTGCTGTATAAAGTGATTTATGATAACCTTGAGCATCTGACATTTCATTATTTTCATTCAAGAACTTCTTGATAAAATTATTAATATCTGCTTGGGTATCTTTAACCGCTTCAGCGTTGTTTACGTTGTATCTAAATTTCTTATCTCCGACTTCATATTCAAAACCTTTGAATTTGTCATTAAAAACCTGCTCGGTTTTATTTAAGAAAGTAGATTTTTGTTTTTCTGCTATCTCTTTGTTACTCGCTTCTTCCTTGTTGTATCTATTAAAAAAATCAATTGCTTTTTGTTGGTCTTCAGTTAATTTAGACCCAGCTTTAATTTCTTCATAGTATTTGGATTTACTCTCTTCCAATTGAGATTTAGCGTTTGCAACTTGCTCTTTTAACGCTAGTTTTTTTCTACGTATTTCTCTATCGTCGTCTATATCTTCGTCAAATGAGAATTGATCTTCCAAAAGGAAGTTAATTTCTTCCGCGTTTAAATGAGGTTTAGTTTGCCTGTAGTGCTCATACAGTATGTCTTGGTTATCCATATCACTGTAATTTCTATTAAGCTTAACGTAATCATTTAAATCACCACCAGTTTCATCCATAAAGTTAACTAACTTTTGAATATTCTCTGGTAAAGGTTCACCAGTCTCCATAGATTCTTTTATAGCCTCAGCAGCTTCAACAGCTACTTCTTCAACTTGCTCTACAGTTTCGTTAGTTATTTCTTCTACAACCGGTGCGTCTTGTTTTTCCACCTCTTGTGTCTCAGCTTCGGGTTTAACTTCTTCAGCTGGTCTTTCTTCTGATGGATTATTTAAATCAACCTTTGTAACTGTTGGTTCAACAGTTTCGGCTGGTTTTTTCATTTTTGCCGCAACCTTAGTAACGTTACCTTTTGTTTCGTTACCATCTGGTTGTTTTACTTCTTTTTTCTTAATTTTAATTTTGCCAGTTTCGCCGTCAGCGATTGGCTCTTCTTTTTCTGCCATAATATAATATAATAATAGTTAATAATTTTTACTTAGGACCAAAAGACCCTAAACCGAATTCGCCACTCATTATATCATTACCTGAGGACTCAAACTTTTTAGGTGGTTTTTTATTTAATCTTTGGTCAATAAGCTCACTTTGTTGTGATGCTTGCATTCTTGTTCTATCGTCTTTACGATCTTCTTTTCTTGTGTCTTTCATATCAATCTCTTCCATGTTCATTTTTTGAAGCTTCATATTAATTTCAAACTCCATTTGCATGAGTTCTTTTTTAATAGCGGCTTCTTCCTGCATTTGTTGAGATTTCATTTGTCCTTTCACTTTTTCTAATTCAACGTTAAGTTGATGTGCTGCTTGAGCTTTTTGAGTTTCAGCTTCTGCTGCTGCTTTTGAAGCCTCTGCTTGAGACTTACCTTGGGCTTCTGTCATTTCAAGCTCTTGCTTTTGCTTTAACTCTGCTTTTTTCTTTCTAGTAATTTTAAGCATTTGATTAGCTAGCTTAATATTTCTAATGTTTCTTAAATCAATAGCATCTTCTAAATCTATTGATCCTTGCTGTATAGATGTTTGTATGTTGTTTTCTAACAGTTGTTTCTCTTCATCATCTGGTGCTAACTCTAAAAATATACCAAAATCGTACAAGTGTAAGTCTGACATTTCTTTTAACGTAGCAACGTTATGTGTACCTATAGCTTGAATAAAAGCATCTTTTGTTGGCGAGTATTCTAATATGTCAGATATTCTTAAAGATAATGATTCAGCAACTTCTGCTGTTAAAAACATACCGCTTTGTAATATGTGTCTTGTAGCTACGTTTGAATTTGCTGCAGCCATTTTTTGTATACCAACTAATGATTTAGCGTCTGGAGTAGAAGCATCTCTAGCTTCGTTTAAACCAGTTGTATCTCTAATCATTTGCAGGTAATAGTTATAAGTACTAATTAATCCTGCCATTTTATTAGCTGCGGCACTACTATTAGATATTTCTTGTATAGGCGTTTTACCCATGTTTTGATCACCATCTTGGGTTAGTGATCTACCAATAACAGAACCTGTTTGGAAGTACATGTTTAATGCTTCCTGTGGATTATAGTTAGTACCATTACCTAAATCTATCTCAGCTAGACCATCAGCATCTAAATAAACACCATCAGGTACCATTCTAGATAATACTTGTTGAAGTTTTAAATGAGTTAACTGTATCATATCAGCAAAACCAGTTATTCTACTTACAAGTGATTCTATTCGTCCTTCATACATTCTAGGCGCTACTATTGCATAGTTCATTTTAACCTTAGTATAATCACTTTTAGGGCGCATCATATTTCTTGCTATTTCCCATTTAAGTAATTTATCAGTTCCAAGAATTAACGCTCCTTCATATAAACACTCGATAGATCTTTGTAATTTAGAGAACTTAAAATCTACATCTTCTGGTGGGTTAAAACTATCGTCTTTCTTTATTATTTTAGCAGAGCCACTAGCTGTTTCTTTAACTTTATAAACCTCGTTCATATAAGTTTTGTAGTTAAAGTATAGTACTTGAATTTTGTTATTATCGTTATCACGGTTTCTACGGCCCATATTTCTGTAACTACTATTCTTTTTACATATTTCTTCTAAGTCTTCGTGCTCTAAATGTGGAAATTCTTTAACTAATTCGTTTATTGGTATTTCTTTTACTTCACCAACGTAATATATATCTTCAAAATATGGTGATTCTGTATGTGAATAAACTAAATTAGCTGGATCAACATAATCTATAACCACGCCTTCAGATGTATTAAAAGATGTTTTAACAGCCCCAATACCTAGTATTGTTAAATCTTGATAAAATCTTCTTTTTGTTAAATCGTAATTATTACCTTTAAACAAAACACTCAACGCAGCTTCTTCAGCTAACTCAACAGCTTGCTTATAGTTTAACTGCATGTGTAACTGTAACTCTTCTTCTGAATCCGGTAATTCTTCTTTAGGTGTTTTAGATAAATCTATGTTTAAACCTTCTTTAGTCGCAGCGTCAAAATCCCTCATTGTCATATCTTCAATTAGCTGCTCCATATACTCAGTACGCTTGCTAACACCTGCCTGATCTTGAGAATATGCTTTTATATCATATAGTTTTTCTGCTATTCCATTAACAACTATGTCAACAAACTTAGGTATAATTGGTACTGGTTTCCAGTCTAAGTTTAGGTATGATAAATCACCGTTTATAGATAACTCATCTTTATATTTTTGGATGGACTGCTCGCCTCTAGCATATAATCTTAAGTTGTGAAAATTGTTTAATCCTTTGTTATACCTGCTACCATTAGAACTGTTATCAAACCACTCTCGTTCAATAGCACGAGCAACTTTTAAACCGTATTCATAACTAATTTTTTCAGCATCACCAACTACTTGGCTAGGAAAGAAATTATTTGTAGTTCGTCTATTCATCTTATTTTTTAATTATTTTAGACATACCCCCAGTATTTGAATATTTTGAAATATGTATACTTAACGGCTGTTTTTCTATCTTTGCATTTGGCGCGTATAAATGCCTATTGTTAGCCATAATAGCTAAACCAGAACTTATTGACGCATCATGCTTTGTTCTTTTGTTTATATCAAATTTACTCCAATCATTTAATAATTCATTGAAGTACAAATCACCGTGACTACCATCTTGCTTTATACCAACGTGATCTTGTATGTACATCTCGATAGCCGCCGCGTGTGCTTGTTTTATATCTTCACTTGAGTTAGGTATACCACCTATTTCTTTTTCTGCAACAGATAGTTTATTCCATATCTTATCAGGTCTATTCATACTAAAACCTCTATATCCTCTACGTCTTAAATAATACAAGAGACGAGGTTTATTGTTCTCCGCAAGTATAGGCATCCCGTAAAATATTAATGCCATTAGAACGTCCTCAAAGAACATCTCAGCAGTTGGTGGTCTTGATAAGTATTCTAAAAAGAAACTGTTAGCCGGAGCGTCTTCCATACTAAACCTAGTTAAACCATGTAAAGCTCCTTTAGATCCTTGTCCATCTACTGTACCTGATATATCGTAGCTATCACAACCAAAAGCCCCCATGTGTTCGTTGCCTGGATATTTAACACCGTTTTTAAGTATTATTCTATTTTGCAGCTGTTGAGGTGGCACCCAACTAACTTTAAATCTACCTTTTGGGTCTGGATAAAATATTACTTGTGAATCTTTAATACCGCTTACCCATTGAAAATTACCTGTAGTAACACCTAGTGTTGTAGACATTTCTTCGTTGTAATCTATTTGCTCATATATTTTAATTAAATTAAATATACTTCCTTTAGTTTCATCTCTAAACGCATGCTCTGTAGTTCTTGGAAACTGACGGTAAAATTCATTTAAACCATCTTGATCATCTTTTAAACCATCAACTTCGTTCTGCCAGTTATCTATTACACCTACATCTATTAGTTCACCGTCTGGTGTAAGTCTGTCGATATCAGGGTTAGTAAAGACTGGAATTCCATACTCATCAATAAATCCCTCGTAGTTCCATTCCATTGGGATAAACAAAGAGTATAAACCAGACTTTGTCTGACCATTTCTATTTCTTTTTGTGACATCTGAGGCATTGTATAGTTTTTTAAAGTTTTCTCCACCTTTATCTAAAGCATTTGAAGTACTACCCATCATACATTTACCTATAATTCTACTACCTAATCGCAAACATGTTTTTGTAACCCTCCAGTTATTTAAAATGTTATCGGGTCTTTCCCATTTACCAGATTCATCGTGGACTAATAAAGCTAGTTTTTCACCATCATAACTGTTGTCTCCAGTGTTTTTCCAGTCAATAGTTGTATCTAAACCTTTAATGTCTTCAAGCTTTTCGTTTGAAGTAATTTTCTTTCTTGTAAACTTACTAGCTGGAACTCTATAGGCTAACTCTGATTTTGGTCTATCCATACCATCTTGGATAGGCTTGAAAAAGAAAGGGTAGTTAATTGATATTGGTACAACTTTATCTGTAAACATTTTTTTAGCATCTGCACCTGTTTTAGATAGTATACCAAATCTACTATCACTTGCAAGAGTGGCTAAATTAACCGTTTCTGCTGATGACATGAAAGAAAATCCAGAACGTCTATTTTTAAGGTAGCACATTCCGTAACACCTTTTATCCGCCTT